CTCGGAATGACATCCCGAAGGAGTACTCTCCGGTGCACAACCCCGTCCCCGCCGACTTCATCATGGGCTATGGCGAGGACACTCCCGGTGGTACTGACAACCGGCGCATGTGGAACGAGAAGGGTGTTCTTGACACCCTCGTTCATGAGTGTGCCCAGCCCGGCCCCGCCGAATCTCTCAAGCCGAACAACGATCCCTTCAAGGTCGGGATCTACGCACAGAATCACCTGCTGCCCGACTATGACTAGTAGGTGTCGTAGCGGTTGTGCGACTCAGGACCACAGCTCCTACGCTGAATGTGCTCGTGGGCTCCAGCTCAACGCTGGAGCCCTGCTGACCGTCCAGCAGAAGAACTGGAACTCCGAGCTGAAGCAGTACAGGAACGCTCGCGCCGAGGGCATTCAGCCCAACGGTACAAAGATGGCCCAGATCGAGCAGGCCAAGCGAATCAGCGACGCTTCGGGCGTCGCCTACGGAGCATGAAATGGCAGAGATGAAGGTCTCCATTGACGGTGGGACCAATGCGGCTGGCAATATCGTCAGCCCACTGCCGGTGACCGCTACTCTCTCCGGCACCAGTACCGTCACGGCCAATCAGGGAACTGCGAACACCATCGCCAATGCCTGGCCACACCTTGTCACCGATGGAACCAGCACGGCGGCCGTCACCGGCCTGAGTGCCCTGCGTGTGGCAACCGGAAACATCACCGCCATGACCACCCTCAATGCGGTGACTGCGAATGCGACCGGCTCTTCAGTTGCTCTCGGCTCCGCGCACTCCAACTGGAGTGCGGTCGCTGTGGCCACCGGCTCCCCGACTGCCGGCACGCTCACTCTTGAGCTATCGCATGATGGTACCAACTGGGTCAGCTCCACGGTCACTGCTTCGGTGACTGCGGCTGGCAATTACCTGCTCGCCTCCACTGGGCGAGCAGCTCGATTCGGTCGAGTGAATCTCACCGGCCTCACCGGAACCATCACCTTAACGGTCACGCTTATGGCGGCAGGTTGATATGTCTCAGCTGAATGTAGCAATCGATAACTCGGTCAGCACCTACTCCGGTGGTGATCCCTCCTGGACCGGTGTGTACTTCCATGCGATCGTGGATGCGGCTGGCACCACTGGTTCAACCAACTACCTGTCGGTGTTCAATCCCTCCGGCAGTGGCAAGATTGCCATCGCTCTCGGGTTCATCTGTTCGAGTTACTCCCTGAACTCCATCACGACTCCAAGTTCCCTGGTGGCCTTCAGGACCAGTGCTCAGAGCGGCGGCACTCTCCAGACCGCCGCGACGGTCAACCGGTTCCTCACCACCTTCCCCAATCCGGTGTCCGAGGTCCGGTTCGGCAATCCGACCACGACCAACACCAATGGTACCAACCCAATGATTGGCATCCCGCCGGTTGTTGGCAACGGTGCACAGAACGGTGAGACGGTGGCTCCTACTCCAGGAGCTTCGTTCATCTTCCTCCCTGGCGAAGGGATCGTGTTCAACATCCCCACCGGTGACACTGACGCCCGGTGGGACATGCAGTACATCTGGGCAGAGAAGCCTCTCTAAGGAGACTCAATGATCCTCGCACAGCCCTACCCGGCTGACATCGTCAACTACCACGGCACCGCCGGGGCCACTTCGGTTGTGAGCATTCCCGCTGGACGCTGGCTCACTGCCAGCGTTCAGATGAGCATCAATGAGAACCTCGCTGGTACTGGCTCCGTATCGCTGGTCCACAAGACCACTGATGTTCATGCTGCCCCCGCCAACAACTCCGTTGTGGCCAATCTCCAGCTCACCGGCCTCGCGCTCACGGAGTTCGCTCTCGCCAACACGACCGAGATCTTCGTCTATGGCGGTGACAACGGTTCCACCCTGGACTACACGGTGACTGGCACCACGTCCAACTCCATCACGATCAATGGGTTCCTGATCTAATGACTGTGACACTGGCGGACATGAAGGGCCGCATCAAGCAGCTCCTACAGGGCTACACCCGCAACCAGGAGCAGATCACCTGGCTGGCTGCCGACATGCTCGCCAGTGACACCACGTTCTCTGTGGATCCCAGCACCTCCAAGCTGATGTCCCGTGGCCTGGTCGAGATCAACAACGAACTGATCCTGGTGAACAACTTCAACTCCCAGACCGGACTGGTCACCGTCTCCGCCGGCGTCAATGGGCGGGGGAGGGAGAACACCACGGCAGCGGCTCACTCGACGAATGACATCGTGACGATGGACCCGGACTATCCGCGAGAGCGGATCCAGGAGGCCATCAACGACACCATCCAGGCCACCTATCCAGACCTGTATGTCATGAGCACCTTCGACTTCCCGAAGGTGGCGGCCCGGTACGAGTACCAGATGCCGGCTGACAGCGAGATGATCCTTCGGGTCACGTGTGACACCATCGGTCCGAGCCGGGTGAAGTTCCCGGCTCAGATGGTTCGCTACAATCCGCAGGCTCAGAACGATCCAACGGCTGGCCTGACCACTGGCAAGACCATTGAGATCATGGATGGGATCGTCCCCGGAAGGACGATCCACGTGGTGTACATCAAGAAGCCGAACACGCTGACCAATGACTCGGACGACTATGAGACCACGGTCGGTTATCCCGAGCGAACTGTTGACATGATTCAGTACGGAGCCGTTGCACGGCTCCTCTCCGGCGTTGAGTCCGCTCGACTCCAGCAGAAGTCTGTTGAGGCTACCGAGCGTGCGCCACTGGTTCCCACTGGTGCTGCATCCAATGCCTCTCAGTACTTCTGGAACATGTACCAGAAGCGCATGAATGAGGAAGTCGACCGACTTCACCAGCTCTTCCCGTCGTACTCCACGTTCCTGGCCTGAGGTGGCCCAATGAGTCAATCACGTTTCTACAGCGCGAACGCACAGCCAACGGTTCTCACTGCTGGCATCACTCCGACCACCACGGTCATCAATGTTCAGCAGACTGTCGGCTTCCCCGCTACTACTCCGTTCATCCTGGCGCTGGACTACAACTCCCCTTCGGAGGAGATCGTCCTTGCCACTGCTGTCGCCGGCACGAATATCACCGTCACCCGAGCCTATGACGGAACCAGCGCCACCAGTCACAATGCCGGTGCCGCCGTCAGGCACACTTGGACTGCGATGGACGGTAATGACAGTCGAGCCCACGAGGGCTCGATCTCGGGCGTTCATGGTGTCACCGGAAATGTGGTCGGGACTACCGATACTCAGACGCTGAGCAACAAGACGCTCACGTCTCCGACCATCAACAGCGGAACGCTTAACAACTCCACCTTCACCGGCACGACCAACCTGGCCAGCCCGAACATCACGGGCACTGTGACCGGTGGTGCGAGCTATTCGAGCATCACCGCTACCACTCCGAGCATCACCAGCCCGAGCATCACGGGCACCGTCTCCGGCGGTGCCACTTACTCGGCGCACCAGGACAATGACCTGACTGTTCGGAACAGTGCTGTCGGCACTGTTCCTCTGACCGTGAACTCCATCGCTTCCACAACCGCCAACCTTGCGGATGTTCAGTTCAATGGAACTTCCCGACTGAATGTTTCGGCAGTCGGTCGAACCACGATGGCACCGTCGAACACTGCCACCAAGGGTGCTCTGGTCAATGCGGCCACTGGCTTCGTCGGCAACCTCCTGGAGGGTCAGCTCAACGCAGTCTCGAAGTTCTCTGTCACCGAGGCTGGCAACACCACCTACCTGGGTAGCCTTACTGGTGGTTCCGCCGGTCAGTTCACTGTGGACTCTTCGGGCAACCTGACTGCCGCTGGCAATATCAGCAGCATGGGAGCGTGGACTTCATTCACGCCGACCTGGACCACATCGGGAACAGCCCCGACGCTCGGCAATGGCACTCTCGTTTCCCGCTATATGAAGATTGGACGACTAGTTCACTGGATCGGTGCTCTCACGATCGGCACCACGACCAACCCGGGCACCGGCATCTGGTCGTTCTCTCTCCCGTTTACCAGTGCGAACAACGGCATTATCACTCAGGGCACTGCGAACTACATGAACCCTGGCGACAACGAGTATGTCGGTGTCATCGACCTGGGGCCGAATGCCACCACGATGCAGCCGGTGGTCAAGACTCAGACCAGCTACTTCTTCTCCAATGTCAGCAACACCGTCCCCGTTGCCACTGGATCTACGGACAGCCTCCAGTGGAGTGTCACGTATGAGGCGAGCAGCTAATGGGCTTCGGGACTCTCATCCAGCGCATCACCTACAGGATCAGTGGAAGGTCGGCCGCTTCGAGCGGCCTGTACACTCCGCAGGATTACCTGTATGACTACGCTGTCGGTGGCGTTCCGTTCCTGTCGGCCACCAGTGACAGCCGGCCGGACACCGAGAAGCCCGTTCAGCAGCGCAAGCAGCAGTTCGACAACTACAAGGACCCCGGCGAGTACTCGCTCAATCAGTGGTGGCTCCGCTCGCAGACCAGCTTTGTCGGCGGGGCAGGGGTGCTCTATCAGGACCCGGACACCCAGGGCTCGGCACTCAATACCAGGTTCAACAAGTCCATCGGCATCGATCCGTTCAGTGACAGCGACGTGATCAAGCTCCTCCGCCGGCTCGTGGACACTGGTGCTGTCGCCTCGGATGCCCTGAATGCTGCCACGTTCTGCACTCCTTTTCAGGGGCCGGAGGGAAACAACCTCTGGCTGGCGAAGGGCCGGAACGTCTGGAGCTACATCGTCGCCTCCGGTGGTCTGACGCTGAACGCTTCGACCACCCTGCCATCCAGCGGCATCGGAACTCAGGAGATCCTTGACGGGATCGTAGGCATTGACAGGCGGGATGCCACGAGCATCCCGAACTACTCGTACGTCTACTACCTGGATACCGGCTCGGCTGCGAATACGGGTATCTGGCAGATCACCAATGGAGTCGGTGCGCTGACTGCGATCAGGCAGTACGTCACTCCCATCGCCACCCCGCCGATCAGTCATGTAGGCAAGGCCAAGGGCCTGCTCGCGTTCAGTGCCGGCAACAAGCTGTACATGCTGGATCCGTACGCTGCCGCGAACACCGCCCTGCCTGCGGCGAATGCCGCAGTGCCTCTGGATCAGACCATTGTGGCCGTTGTTGACGGCCCGGATGGCGTCTATGTGGCTGCCAACTCCGGAACCGAAGGCTACATCTATCGCTCAACCTTTGATGCAAGTGGTGTGGTCAACGGCCTGACCGCCACGGCGGTCCTGCCGATCGGTGAGCGGATCAACAGCATCAACACGTACGTGAACACGTACATCGTGATCGCCACCGAGACTGGCATCCGAGTGGGAACTTTCGGTTCTGGCGGTGTGGTCTACTCCCCGAGCCCTATCACTGTCGCATCCACAACCACGACTGATCCTTCGGTCCTGCGGAATGCGGTCAACGGCTTCGGTCGCATCGCCTTCTATGGCACGAAGGCATATGTGGCCACCCTCGGCCCTGCTCAGCACGATGGGTACTACGGCCTGATGGCTGTAGATCTCTCCACCATCAACAGTGACCAGACCACTGGATCCGATACGAATGCCTACTGCACGTGGACGTACTTCCCCGGAAACACCAACCGGATCAATGATGTCTGCGTGACCATGGACGGTCGAACCGTCCAGACCACCGGCTTCACCGGCGTCGGGCATGTGTACCTTGAGCACAGCACTGAGCTGATCGACCAAGGATACCTGGACACCGGTCGATGCAGGTTCAATACCGTTGAACCGAAGCTGTTCAAGTACTTCTCGATCCGTACTCCTACCCCGCTCGGGGGTGACCTGACGGTCACCCTGCTGGATGATGCCGGCGGAGCCACTACGTACATCACGTATGGCCCGACCCTGGATCCTGGCACGAATGACATTGCCACTCCAACCCCTGGCGGGCCGAGGAACTGGGAAGCGCTCAGGTTCACCCTGAAGCGTGGAGCGACCGATCTTACGGTTGGTGCAACCCTGGACTCCTGGCAGATCAAGGCTCTACCCGGCACGCTCAAGCAGCGTGTCATCGTCCGTCAGTTCCTCTGCTTCAATGCGGAAAAGGACAAGTCCGGCCAGCTGATCTCCGGCGACACCAGTTCTCTGGACCGCCTGACGGCGGTCCGCCAGATGTGCCAGCGAGGAGATACGGTCACCCTCCAGGATCTGGTGAACAACATCTCCGATCAGGTCATCATCGACGACTACGACTTCATGATGATGGCACCGCCTGGACCGAACGGCGAGAACTACGGTGGCTACCTGACGGTAACCATGCGTACTGTCGCTGACTCCGTCCCGCCGATCTCCGTCTCTTCCGGAAGCGATGACTCATGATTGACCCTGGTACAATGATCACCATAGCCACTGGTGTGGCAGCCGCTGGAGGCGGCTACGTCTCCGGCCGGCAGGTGAACCGGGTCCAGAAGGAGACCATCGAATCCCAGATAGCAGGTATCGAGGCACTGCGAGTCCGCATCGATGAGCAGGATCGGAGGCTCCAGGAGATTCCACAGCTGAACGAGAGGATCTCCATCCTCACCGAGATGGTGACCCAACGAGCCAACGTCGATCGAGTCATCGAGATCGTCACCGAGATCAAGGAGAAGCTCGATGGTTCCTGACTGGCATCCCGGAGGCGTCATCATCTTCGCCATCAACAAGGACCAGAGAGAGGCTGTGAGGCACGCTCAGCGCGTGCTCAGGATCGATGAGACCGGTAGCCTGGATGACTTCACAAGGGCTCGCCTGAGGGGCTTCCAGGGCCTTTTCGGGCTGGCTATGACCGGCTGCCTGGACCCCAAGACGGCAGAGAAGATCGAGGAGATCAGGAATGCTTACGCTTAAGCAGAAGGATGCGCTTGAGCGCATCCTCTGGACCACTGCACAGGTGGCGATCCCGACGATCGCTGTCTATGTGGCCAAGCTTCCACCGGAGTGGATTCCGGTGGGGACCATCGCACTCGCGGTGATCAAGAACCTGGTAGCAGCGCACTACCAGCCAACCCAGAAGGAACCCTCATGAGTGGCTTTGACAACACGTCCGAGACTGTTCGCGTCATCACTGCGACGGACACCGCGACGAACAACGACTTCGTGATCTACGCAAAGGGCATCACCGGCAACATCACCCTGAACCTGCCGGCTGTCGCTTCGCTGACTCCGGGTCGCCCGTACAGCATCATCAAGGATGCTGCCGCGTTCACTGTGACCATCGACCCGGCCGGCTCAGAGACCGTCAATGGTGCGACCACCCTGGTTCTGGCGGCTTCCGCCTTCCACGGTGCGACCATCGTGAACACTGGCACCGAGTGGATCGCTCGCGGTTCCTACTGATCCAACAGAAGAAGGGCCCCCTTTCGGGGGCCCTTCTTTGCTTTTCTATGGGAGATGAAGCTTGCCGTGGTCCCAGTAGGCGATCCAGGAATTTGACTCAAGATGATGCAGGTTCACTCCGCCATAGTCATCTCCGTTGAAGTAAAACCCCTCCTCCATCATCTCCTTGACGAGAGAGTCAATCCTTGTGATCCACTCGGATGCTTCCATTATGGAAGCGGCTTCATCGGGCAGACATGCGACCAGTGCCCACGTCCGCACCACTTGCACTTGATCACAGCAGTCCGTTCCTTCGCTTCTCCCGCCACCAATTCGAACAGGCATACGAGCAGCAGGGGTAGTAACGGGCGGTCATGAGACCGCCCTTGCAGATGGGGCAGTTACTAGCCACGACGCCTCGCATTGTAAATCTGGAGACAGTGACCGGAGCAGCAGGGATAGTACCGCTCCACTGCCTTCTTCACGTCACACTGGAGACACCAGCTAGTGGGGATGCTCACTTGTCCTCCTTGATTTCCAGTCGATCGCCCCTGCGATTGACCCACGCCTTGACGAAGCCATGGGAAGGAGTGACCTCCTTCCACTTCTCACCCGCCTTGGCCTCCTTGGTGCGGATGATGGCCTGAGCATCGGAGATGGCATGCTCCAGAGTGTACGGCCCGCCGCAGGACCAGAGACCGGTCTCATCGTGGCGATGCAGGTGGTAACTCATGATCGATCTCTCCAGTTGCGAGGCTGAACGATGGGGATCTGTGCGACAGGCAGGAACTGTGCGGAGCTGATGATCTGCTCCAGGTTCGCCACCTTCTCAATGAGCTGTGCGATCTCTTCGGTCTGATTGTTCACGATGTCACAGAGCGCCTGGAAGTTGGGGATGTCACCCCAACCGAACTCATCAGTCATGGCCAGGATACTTTCCGCACTGCCGGCAGACGGTCACGTTCATCAGTCTGCCGTTCACTATGTGCTGGCGAGAGGTGAAGTCGTCGAGCTTGTGCCATCTGTTCTGGACTTCACAGAAGCCCCACGTGTTAGGCATGGTTCTTCATCAACGCCTTGCAGTAGACGCAACGGTAGGCGAGACGCTTGTCCATGCGGAAGTCATTCGACACATGGTCGCGCTTCTCCTTCTCGCAGTACCCCAGATACAGTGCCATGATCAACCCTTCATCGAGATGCCAAGCAGGACCAATCCTGCTAAGACGAGTAACATGAAGATGACGGTCGAGGGACCGTCTCCATCCCATTTGGTCACGTGGATGTGAGGGGACTCGAACCCCCGACTTTCCGGCACGTACCCGGTCCTCTGTCCTCTGAGGTACACATCCCAGCAGACTCCCGCCGAAGCGGGAGTCTTTACTACTCGTCGTCCGGATCTACGTCCTCGAACTCGTCATCATCGAAGCCCACCCAACCATCCTGAGCGAACAGGTAGTCATCGCTCGGCGTTGGAGCCGAGCCCTCAAACGGGAAGGTCATGCGATCTCCCACTCCTCAATGGATACATAGTCCTCGCCCCTGCGCCACACCCACAGGTTCACGGGATTCGTCAAGGACTCGGAGTGGTTGCTGTCCCAGTCGCCGACCGCCATGAGTCGGTCGGCGTGCTCATCAGCTTCCGACTCGTCGAGATACACACCCTCATTGGTGTCACCGGACTGGCCGTAGCCATCGCTATAGCCAGACACGACAATCCAGATCTTCACTTGATCATCTCCCTCAGTCGATCCGGTCCATACTTCAGGTACATACTGTTCACATCTTCTCCGGCGGGAAGGGGGACCAGGACGACAGACCTGCCCACCTCCTTCTGCACCTTCCTGCCGAACTGCTCCCCCGCCGCATCCCCATCATGGTAGACGTAGACATGACGGAAGTCCGAGAGGACTTCCCTCCAGAAGGGCTTCCAGTTGGTAGCGCCGGCGATCCCGATGGAAGGAAGACCACACATCTTCGACAGGGTGAGCGAGTCGATCTCACCCTCTGCAACATGGATGTCACGGTGAGTACCGTGCAGATCCCACACGTTGTACAGCGTGGTCAGCTGGCCATGCGCCTTCTTGTACTTCGAATGGTTCTCAATGCCCTTGCATGTGTGGCTCTCGATGCAGCGGAAGGTCATGCCCACCACGCCTGCCGGCGTGATGTAGGGGATGGCAAGCCTTCCTGTCATGGCTCGATGCTCAGGAGTCGTCGGACTCTTCACGAAGCCAAGTCTCACGGAAAGCGCGATATCCCTTCCAATTCCGCGAGTCTCCAGGTACGGAAGGGCCTCCTCCAGGTGACTGGCGTACGTCTCCGCCGCTGACTCCAGTGATGCTCTCTGCTCGTCGCCGAGCAGGTTCATATGTCAGCCCCTCTCTCTGCATGATGAGCTGAACGGCGTTGCCTCTGGCCTCACAGGAGAAGCAATTGAACGCCTGCTCTTCGATCGTTCTCACCGACGCTGACGCGTCACGGTCCTCATGGAAGGGGCAGCGCATAGGATGCCAACCCCTTCCCTCATCAACTGGATCACTTCCGTAATGCTCAAGAACCGGTCCGATCGGGTACCGTGTGAACTCCGATGACTTCCCGCGCTGGCGGTTTTTCAAGATAGTCAGCCGCCCTTCGAAGGATAGATGGGTCATCCTTGGCCGAGCCAAGGATGCGGTTGTTGCAGGGATTGCAGAGCAGTCCTCGAACCTCGCCGGTCTTGTGGTTGTGATCCACTGAGTACTTCTTGCTTCGGAGGACCCTGTCACAGATGGCGCAACCACCGCCCTGGTGATCGAGGATCTCGTAGTACTGTTCTGCGGTTATCCCGTAAACCCGCATTAGTCTAGACGAGTGATATGAGTTGCTGTAACAGTCCCTGCAGTAGGATCCGTTCCCGCCCTTGTGGAACTGAGCAAGTGCGAGATACTGAATACACCCCGGGCACCACTTGGTTCCATTGGGGGCATCCTTATTCTTGCCTCGGGGCTTGGACTTGCCCTCGCGTCGTAGCTGGTTGCTCTTATTCCAGGATTCCCTCTGTCTCTCGACGAGCGTCATGTCTCTGTTGGCCTGGCAGGTCTCACAGTATCGCCTGCCCCTGCCAGGCATCTTAGGATTGACCACACATCGAGCGCATGGCGACGGCTTCCAAGTCACTCAGAACCAGCACCCGCAGTTTGCGCAGATCCAGCCACCGGATTCAGCCTTGTACGCCTGAGCCTTGAAGCAGCCGGGGCACTCGATGGAATACGTGGGCCGCATCACGTCACCTTCTTCCCGCAGAAGATGCAGATCCCAGTGTGCACGCCCTCGGGGGCATGCTTGCCGTTCGGAGACTTCTCGCACTTAGTCATCGGTCTCAACCTCGCAGTAGACGAATCCGTTGACGGAAACCTTGACAGCCTCATCCACTCCGAAGCAGTCAAGCGCCTCAAGGAAGGATCGAAGAGAGCCGATGGTCAGCTCCTTGCCATCCATCTGGACCAGGATCTTGCTCACTTGCCCACCGCAAACTGCATCAGGCTCTGGTCGTCATCCTGACGGATACTGCCGAAGTCCTCAAGCACCTCGAACGTCCAGCCGTCAGCACCCTTGACTGCCTTGGCAATGGCACATGCATTCTTCCCGCCGAGCAGGCTGGGCCAGATGTCAGCAACCTGCTGCTGAGTTCCGCCAGTGGCGTCGTAGACCTTGAAGGAGATGTTCCGGGCGTCAGCGAAGCTGTTGCCCTTCTTGAATGCGGCGGCCACGAACACGATGGCATCCACCGGAGAAGGCAGCTTGTCGAAGTCCACGATCACCTGCTCATCGTCGCCACTGGAGTGGCCGGACTGCTCATCGCCGGTGTGGTACAGGGAGCCGTTGCCCATCGGATCCTGGCTGTCAAGACCGGCCAGCCGTACAGGCTGGCCATTGCGCATGGCAATGGCGATCAGATCCAGATCACAGCCAACCGCCTTCTTGAAGCGGCCCAGAAAGCCACCATAGTTGCCCGACGATGCGTCCCAAGACGCACCGATGACCAGCTTCTTCACGCCCGCCAGGTCGGCGGGCTCATCGGTCTTGGCGAGAGTGATCACTTGAAGTCTCGATTCATCATGTCATACTCGACGGTCTTGCCACAGAACTTGCAGGTGTAGCCTGCGTTCTCGTATTTGTACACGTGAACGCCTGCGATCGGGCACTTGTCCTTGTTCATCGCGTCATCCCGCACTGTGCGCAGTAGTCCCCATGAGGGGACACAACCCAGCTGTGCCCGTACTTCTGGCACCAGGTACGATCGTCACTCATTCCTTCACCCACTTGTCAGTGATGCCCATGATGGTGATCTCCTTCAGGCAGATCAGGCAGAGCGCCCAAGCGCCCTTCTCGATGTAGTGATGGCAGCCGTCGGGCGACTGCGGACAAACCTTCATCACTTCCCCCTGTGATCCTGTTCAGCGGTGCAGACCCACGTGCGGTCGATGCTGGTCTGATACATCTGGCCACCGGAGTTGGGGCCGTGATCCTCCGGGCACTCGGGTG